TTTTTTTTTTACAAAAAAGTTTGGTAGAGTGAAAAAAAGGATTACCTTTGTCCCATCAAAATAAAGGAACGTTATTTGAAATATTGGTAAGAAAAAATGGAAGGGTAAGCCAAGTCGGTCTACTGGTTGCGGTCTTGAAAACCGTTGGGGGTAACACCCGTGTGGGTTCGAGTCCCACTCCTTCCGCGGGTTAGTTAAATAGTTTAATCCACGCCCAAAAAAGAATGTCCGGAGAGAGTCCGGGGCGAACGTAATTGTGGTAACCGTTCTTTAACTAAAAAATATTTTGCCCCTTCGTATATCGGTTAGTACACATGGTTTTGGTCCATGCGGGGGGAGTTCGATTCTCTCAGGGGTAACAAAAATGGTGATATGGTCGAGTGGTTTAGGCGCTGGATTGCAAACTCAGCTAGGTGGGTTCGATTCCTACTATCACCTCAACGGGTTCGGTGGAAACCCAAGAATAGATGATGAATCTATGTCCACCAAAACTACCGAGAGGTCAAGGACCAAAGACGGCTCATATCTGACTTTAGAATGGAGCGTTACCATTTCTCGGTACAATTTGCCCCGATGGCGTAATGGAAGCGTATTTGTCTTACATACAAATGGTGGTGGTTCAATTCCATCTCGGGGTACAAAAGGAAAATAAAAGTCGTTCGGATACGATAGCCTGACTGTAAATCAGGTCCTCACGGGAGTGGTTCGAGTCCACTATTTTCCACAATGATAATGGTTTTCTCTATCTACCGGATGTCGACAATCCAAGATAGGTTCAAGAATTCATACACCCCCTGCCGGTGCACCGTAAAACTTCTTAAAGCAGTTAAGATTGGAGCGAGATGGGTACTCCAACATTATCATTACTCGGTACTGTAGCTCAGGGGTAGAGCACTTGGTTGAAGCCCAAGGTGTCGTTGGTTCGATTCCAACCAGTACCACGGAGTCCCGAAATAACGGGAAACCCCCACTCCCATATGGCAGCCGGTCCGTTAATCCGGTGAAGTGGGGTAAAATAAATGACTACTATTAAGGAATGATACGAGTTTCATAAGCTCGAAAGGAGTCAGGTAGTAGTCAAAATTGGACTTGTAGCTCAGAGGAAGAGCGTTCGCCTGTTAAGCGAAGGGTCGGGATATCGTGATTCCCCAAGTCCGCAAAACCTTAAATGTGGTATCAGATACTGACAGCTCCTGCTTAAGAAGGGGTGATGGGTGTGAAAGCTGATTGAAAAGGGTACATCTCAAACCCACATTATTAGGTTTATATATGGTGATTGTAGCTGAAATGGTAAAGCGTCTGATTGTGGTTCAGAAGATTGCGGGTTCGACCCCCGCCTTTCACACTTAATTATGTGTTATGGATGAGAATGAAAAAATTGAAGAATTAGAGGGTCTAATTGTAGATTTAAGATTTGATTTAAAGAAATCCAAAGACAAAGAGATGGTTTACTTGGACATTTTATCCAACATTGATAATTCGTTAAAAGTGTTGTTCAAGAGGGAACAAGAAAATGAGAGATTTAATCTTGGTGATGATGTTAATTACCGAGAATGTATTGAGAATCTAAAGTCAGCGTTGGACGAATATAAACGAGTTTATAAATTACGGTTATGAAAAAGGTATTGGATAATCTTTGAGGTCTGCTAAACAACAGACTCAAGATTATGAGTGTAAACACAAACAGAATGAAACTGAACAGGGCGACTTGTTCAAAAGATTACAGATTGATTTGGTTAAAGTTTGAATACCCATCTTATTGGGATGAGGGATTAAATTTCAAGAAAGGACATTCGTCAATTAAGTACAGAAGTTATAAAACTTGGAAGTATAACCGAAGAACTCAGTGGAAGTAAAATGTGTTGTTCCCGGTGAGAGGGGAATACTATACGGGGCGAAAAAAAGAATGACCCGTACATAGTTCTTACAACACAGAGGATTTCTCAACCTCAAAATGGTCAGGTGGCGGAACGGTAGACGCAAAGGAATGTCTAAGGTTGGTATCATTCATTCTGTCCAATTACAGGTTCGAGACCTGTCCTGACTACAAATTGTCTCCATAGTTCAACGGAAGAATTTATCTTTACGGCAGATAGGGTAGGGGTTCGAATCCTCTTGGGGACTCAAAATGGAGAGTAAAACAATCAGGGTATTGTCACCGCCTGCTAAGCGAGTGGTTCGGTAAAATGGATGGATTTCGAGTATTCTGCTCTCCGCAGAAAAAAAAAGAATATGGGAACAAATGAATATCTTAAGTATATGGAAATTAACAATATTCCTTATACAATTGACACAAGTCCTAATCAAGAAACAATAAACCGAGTTAAGGTTATTATTGAGAAAAGAGAAGAACAAGAAAAACTTTGGTATGAAGCAGGGTCTTTTATCCCTAAAAGGGGGGGTAAAGTTACTGTGTATCGAGAAGTGAAATAAAATACGGGGTGTATTCTCGGAGCGAGAAGCCTGCCTTGGACGCAGGAAGCGGGAAGTGCAACTCTTCTCACCCCGACTATTATTAGTCGTAATAAAAATATTTGGTTCAAATACGACTTTTACGACATTTCCATATATTTATATATATGGAAGAAATTATTAAAAATTGTAAAACAATATCTGAGGCTGTTAGAAATACTCTTGGATATGATAATGGTAGAACTAGAAAAAAGTTCTTGTCTATCGTTGAAGAACAAAACTTGGATATAACACATTTAAGGTCTAAACCTTTATTATATGAAAGAGTTATTAAAGAATGTCCGGTATGTGGTAAAGAGTTTGAGGATTTAGTCGGTCACCCAAAACAAAAAACAACTTGTTCTTATTCTTGTTCTAACACACACTTTAGAAGTGGTAAAAATCATCCTAATTGGAGAGATGAAGTGTCGGAATTTAACAATAAAAAATATAGAACATTATGTTTTATGTATCATAAAAAAGAATGTGTGATTTGTGGTGAAAATAAAATTGTTGCTGTTCATCACTACGATGAAAATCATAATAACGATTCTATAGAAAATTTAATACCTTTGTGTCCGACACATCACAATTATGTTCATTCCCGATATAAGGATGAAGTAATTGATACGATAAACAAATATCGTGAAGAATTTATATCAAAAAATAATTTGGGTACGTAACTCAGGGGTAGAGTTCCATTCTGATGAAATGGCTGTCGATGGTTCGATTCCATCCGTACCTACAAATGTGGCTCACAAAGTTTGATTATTAAGTTCAAATTAGTTATAATTTGAGACAAATAACAAAGTGAGATGAGCTCAATAATCCCCCGTAGCAAACCGGTGTAGGCAACTGGCTTTTAACCAGTGGGGTCAGGTTCAACTCCTGACGGGGGAACAAAAAAATGTTTAACTAATAAATCAAAAGTCGTGAGTAAGTACGGAAAAACATTGGTTTTGGATTCAAGTTATATGCCAAGGTCTATCATAAATACTGAGAGGGCTTTTGTAATTTCTTATAAAGGTAATGCAAGTGTTATTGCCGAACATCCGGAATCATTCAAGTTAATCAATCCTGAATTGGATATTAAAAAACCTTCAATTATTAGGGTTTACAAATATGTGAATCAACCGATTCAAAAAGTTCCTTTAAGTAGAGAAAATGTTTATAGAAGAGATGGATATACCTGTGTTTATTGTGGGTGTGACAATCGTAAGACATTGACATTAGACCACGTAGTACCCCAATCTAAGGGTGGTAAAGATGCGTGGGATAACTTGGTAACCGCTTGTAGAAGATGTAACGGTGAGAAGTCCAATTTGACTTTGGAAGAGTATGGTAAAGAAATTCCACAACCAAGACGACCACACTATTTGATGTTAATGAGACAGGTTCATTATATCCCGGAAGAATGGGAACCATATTTATTATTTTAAAAAATTTGGTAGAGTAAAATTTAATTGTATCTTTGTAAAAAAATAAACGATATGACATTAGAGAAAGAATTATTGGATTTTACAAATTGGTTATACAATAACAATTGGAAACTAATTGGTGATGGAATGTGTTTGAACACAGAAACAAAACAATTGAGTTCACTTAATGAACTTGTACCTCAAAGTAATTCTCTTGATTATTACCAACAAGATTTTCAGGTGGGTGATAAAGTTAGGGTTAAAGATGGTGGTGATGAGGTTAAATTAATAAGTGTTGATTATAATAAATACGACCGAGAATATCAATATTGGTATGAGGACGAAGAAGGTTCTGAATGGTACGGATTCGGTGATGAGTTTGAAAAGATAAAATAAAATAGGATATTAAGATGATAGATAATTTAGAATTAAAAAATCACATTTCTTACTTAATGGAGAAAAGAAATGATGAACTTGAGAAACTTATAAAAATTGGAGTAATTCCAATTTCTGAAAATAACAAAAGTGAAGAAGATTTTAGTAAAACATATGATGTAGTAATGAGTTTGGAAAAACAAATAAAGTTAAGTGAAAATTGTTTAGAAATTTCTAAAATAATAAACTCATAACAATATTATAAATGTAATATTCTCTAACTTATTAATTTTCAACAGGTTATAGGGGAATCAAATTAAAAAAATTAAAGTAAGATGATAGATAACATAAAAGAAATCAAAGAATTACTGAATTTCTCGGACAAAAACGATTTCTATATGTTATACGTTTTCAAAAGAAAAAAAGACCAACCTGAGGGTGAGAGAGATAATCACCAATCGGTTAGAACAATCAAAACATATTGTATTGATAGTATTGAACATCTTGATAAAAGATACGATGAAATCAAACAATTATGTGAGATGTTTAAGGCAAGAGCTTACATCCACGTTCAGAAACAAAACCATATGGATGTTTCTTTGGAAATGATGATGTCGTTAGCTGAGAGAATTAAAAATGGTGTGAAAAACCAAAAGGGTTTATTTGATTCAGTTGTGGGTCAAATCAAAACTCAAGAAAAAAGATGGATTGTTGATGTTGATACAACGGATAAAAAATTCTTGAGAGACATTACAATGGATTTAATGGAAATCCAACCGGTAGGTAATAAAGTTGAGAAAGTAATTAAAACCAAAAATGGTTTTCACTTAATAACCGGTAAGTTTAATGTATTGGAGTTTAAGAAACTTTATCCGGAAACTGAAATACAGAAAAAAAACCCAACATTATTATATTATCCGGATAGTTTAGAAAAATAATTTACTTAAAATTGTTCTTTTGAATATCTATAATATATTTATAATAAAGAGAATTTTATGTTTCATTACACTTATAGGTTAGATTTATTAGAAACTGGTGAATATTATTTTGGTAGTAGGTCATCAAAAGTAGAACCTTTGAAAGATAGTTATATGGGGTCTATGAAAAGTTGGAGACCCGATAAAACAAAGTTAGTTAAAACTATTATTAGAGATGATTTTGAAAATAGACAAGATTGTATGTTACACGAGCGTCAATTGATTATAGAACATATTAGTGATTTACTTAATAAAAACGCATATATTCCGGATGTTGGATTTGTTACTGTAGGATTGGGACAATATATTGATGAAAATGGTAAAGTTTTTAGATTAAGTAAAGACGACAAGTTAGTATTAAACGGTAAGTTAAAACCTTTTTGGGAGGGTAAACATCACTCTAACGAAAGTAAATATAAAATGAGTCAATCCGCTTTAGGTAGAAAAATTAGTGATGACACCAAAAAAAAGATGAGTGAATTTTGGAAAGGTAAATCTAAATCAGATACACATAGGAAAAAAATGAGTGAATCGTCTAAAGGTGATAATAATAATTACAAAAGATATTTGGAACGAACAGGATTACCTCACGCAAAATCAAAACCAATCTTACAATTTTCACTAAACGGTGAATTAATAAAAGAATGGGTTAATGGGAATATTGCATCTAAAGAAAGTGGTATAAGTTATAAAGGTATTAATAATAATTTAAGAGGTAAAACAAAAACGTCGGGAGGTTTTGTTTGGAAATATAAAGATTAAAACCCTCGCTACGTAGTCACTGCAGGATAACACGTACAGACAAGGAAGAAAAGGTCAGTCCGGGGGTTTTTAATGGTCAGGTTGGATACAAGGTCGGTTCGAGTCCGATGGAAGGTCACGGATGACGGGTAGCTCCCTGTAGAGAGGTTCGATTCCTCTCCTGACTACAAAATACATCGTTGGTGAAATGGTATCATTTTGAGTTCCAACCTCAAAGTTCAGGGTTCGAGTCCTTGGCGGTGTGCAAGAAGACGGAGAGTGAGCCAAGGGTAATTCCGTTATGGTTATCCCTTGGGGGTCTCTCCTGAAGAATTAAAAAGTTTAACAACCGGGGTGTCCATACCCTTAAAAACTAATGGACTAGGTGTGTTGATAGGGGTGACCTCCCAACAGTAGCTGATTAAATTCAAGATAGATAAGGACTGGTACGCCGGTGAGGAACACGACCAATTCCGGAATTCCCACGAGAAGAAATTCTCAAGTTGCTCGCTACGACCCGAGGGCGGGGTTGTTAAACTTTTTTCTTTATATTTATTAATATGAAATACTTTATAACTGAATCCCGATTACACGATACCGTTATTAAATTTTTAAATAATAATTATGGTGGGTTAGAACCGTTTGTGTCTAAAAAACATCCGGGTCATATTTTTTTTATAAAAGATGGTGAAATTATTATTGAGTTTACAAGAGTTAACGGACTTGCTTTGGTATCATATGAAGAAGTTTGGGATTTATTACTAAATTTTTTTGGATTTAATTTTGAAGAAGGTCAAGAAATAATTAAAAAATGGATTATTGAAAATTATGATTTACCAGTAAAACACGTTACACAATATAAATGGAACATAGACCTATAATTAGATATTTATCAATATGAAATTTATAATCACAGAAGAAGAAAAGGACGAAATATTAGGTCAACATAAAGAAATGAAGGACATTCAAATGGATAGACGAATGTTAGATGCGGATTTAACCCCAATGACATTAGCAAAAATCAAATCTAAAGGATTAACACCATATTACATTAATGATATGGATTTAATTGAGTTATCAGGACCCTTAAAACAAAAAGCATCTTGGGATTATAAACCAACTGAAGTATTTTTATTCAGTCCGGATGATTATGATAAGATTAAAAAGTTATCAGATAATATCAAAGAAATGATTGAACTTAAAAAGAAACAGATTGAATTATATAAACAATACATCCCATCTGTTGCGATTGAACTTACAAAGAAAAAATAATATGAAAAAGTTAGTGATAACCGAGGAGGAAAAGGACAATATCTTAAATCAACATAAAAAAATAAAAACCACACATTATTCTGATGATGATTATGAATGGTTTGAGAATGTGTTACCCCTTGGGTTGGATAGAAATAGATTGTCATCTTTAGATGGTTTATATACATCACATCATAATAACGATGGAAAACTCATTTTTAAGATAAATGGTGAAAATTGTCATTTGAACGCTATTGGAGTTGTAAATGATAAACGTAAAACAGGTGTTGGTAAAAAATTAATGTATGAAGCTATCAGATTTTGTAAATCTAAAGGTGTTACTAAAATAACTGCCAATATTTCTGAAAAAAACACACCGTCACTATCGTTAATTAAATCTTTAGGTATATTTAAAGAAAATAAAAATGTTGATAGATTTTATGATGATGGTAGTAGAAAATTGGCTTTTTACACAAACATTTAATTTTTTTTTCAAAAATACTTGACACTTTTATAAAAAGGTGTATATTTATTAGAAATTACAATAACACAGAAAATGCAAACTTTAAATACATTATTACTTACGATAGGAGCCGAGGGTAGAGATACAACTTGGACGGAGATGGTATGATGTATATTTAAGTAAAAAATAATATAGTAAAATCCATCTCCAAAAGAGGTGGATTTTTTTTTTTGAAATACATTTGGAATATTAAAAATAATATTCGTACCTTTGTCGAAACAAAATTAAAAGATGGAAGGACAAGAAAAAAACGATACAAAGTATCAAGAATTAGAAATGGTTTATTCACCAATCTTAGGAGTAGAATACATTTTAGTTGATGTAGAAGAAACTGAAGAAAAAGAATAAAAAAAATTTGGTAGATTAAAAAAGATATTATATCTTTGTACCGGAATTAAAAAATACGTTATTTGAAATATTGGTAATATAAAATGGCCCGTTAGTTTAGTAGTAGAACCTATCCCTTTCACGGATAAGAGGACGGAGCGTAACCGTTACGGGCTACAAATAAATAAAAAAAAGTGGTTAGGATGTAAGATTTTACAAGAGTTCGTGATATTTATAATAAAAGGTGTTATGATAAAATGTGAAGTTTGTAATAGAGAGTTCAAAAATAAAGGGGGGTATTCCTCACATAAAAAAACTTGTGATTATGTTTTTACTATAAAGGATGAGATTATTTCATTATATGTGGATTCGTTAGTTAGTATTAACGAGATTGGTAAAAAATATGGTATTGGTAAAGATATTGTTATTAGAGTTTTAGGTGATAAAAAACGAACATTATCTGAAGGTATTAAAACAGCTCATAAGAAATATCCTGAAAGATATTTACATAGTGATGAAACTAAAGAAATAATGAGGGTAAAACGAATTGAGTTTATGAAAAATAACCCTGATAAAACAGCCTGGAGAACATCTAACTTATCTTATCCCGAAAAACTTTTTTTAGAAAAATTAGAAGTATTAAATTGGGGTGAAAAATATTCAATTATTAGAGAATATTGTATTTTTCCATATTTTATTGATTTTGCGTTTGTAAATGAAAAAGTTGCAGTTGAAATTGACGGCTCCCAACATTTATTGGCGGATAGAAAAGAAAGGGATGATAAAAAAGACAAGTTATTATTAAAAGATGGTTGGAATGTTATTCGGATAACGGATAAAGAAGTTAAATCTAATCTTGATAATGTTATGTTAGAAATTAAAAATATTCTTAATTCTAAAACATCATCTAAAAAATATAATTTAGGGATTCTTTCAATACCGGTAGGGTATCAAAAAAAAGAAAAAAATACTTTTGGTTATACCAAGGCTCAATTTGAAAGTTGTGTCAAACAACGAAAAGTTGAGAGACCTGATTATGAAACACTGAAACAATTAGTATTTGAACTTAAATATGTTAAAACAGGTAAAATGTTCGGTGTATCGGAAAATACAATTCGTAAGTGGTTAAAATTTTACGAAAAAACCGGAGGTGAATATTAAAATAAATTGGGGGTATCGTATAAAAGCAATTACAGTGGTTTTGCAAATCACAGAACACGGAGCGTTACCGTGTACCTCCACAAAAAAAAAAGTAAAAAAAGATTTGGTAGTTTAAATTGTTCTACCTATCTTTGTAGAGAATAAAAACAAGGTCTATTAGTGAAGAAGTATCATCCAACACTGTCACTGTTGAGTAGACGGAGCGTTACCGTCATAGACCGCAAAACTCAAGATTAATTACCTTGAGAATGGAAGGTTCGAAACTTCCGATTGATTATAGTGTAATGGTGCACACCATCCCCCAAAACAGGGTTCGAGTCCCTGGAACGTGGGCTTCTCAGGGGAAGGAGGATTAAGGTTCGAATCCTTACTAATCAGCAAAATGTAATTAACATAATGTCCTTAGCGGGAGAGCCTAATAAGTTACGGATAATCCTTCGGTAATTTATGATATGGTAACGTGGAAACAAGAGTAAGAGGATTTGAGTTCCGCCTATGTTAATTACAAACAATAAATTGCGTTAAAGTGTAAAGGTTGCATCTAAGTCTCATAAGCTTGGGGGGTGGTTCGAGTCCACGCTACGCTACTAAGAATAAACATCGTGGGATAGAGCAGTTGGCAGCTCGTGTGGCTCATAACCATAAGGTCGGAGGTTCGAGTCCTCCTCCCGCTACTAATTATTAATCTAAAAACCGAAGTATGGCTACAGCAGCGAAAAGGTCAAGACAATCAAGAGCACTTGATATGTTACAAAACCAACTGAAAAGTGGTGTGAAAACACAAAAAGGTACAAGGGACGTAAAAGTTCCATTAACAGATTCTGATAAGAAAAGAATCGAAAAAGAGATGGGGATTCTCCAATCTAGATAATGAAAAAGTGTCTCGGTACGCTCTGACGAAAGTTAACGACGAGGTCTCGGTAGGCAGAAGGCCTCTGACCTACCCAATACGCGAGTATCGTATAATGGTTATTATCTCTGGCTTCCAACCAGATGATGTCGGTTCAATCCCGTCTACTCGCTCTTTTTGCCTCCATAGCATAAATGGAAATGCCACATCCTTCTAAGATGTTTCATACACGTTCAAATCGTGTTGGAGGTACAACAATTACCCTCGTGGGCAAACGGGAAAGCCGCTTCACTTAGGATGAAGAGTTTTGTGAGTTCGACTCTCACCGTGGGTACAAAATTTACACATAGAAAGGCAAACAAGTAATTCGGTGTATTGAACACAGGGGAAAGAAAAATTCATTACAACACTACAAGAAGTGTTATGTTTGTTGAGTAAGATAAGTTTTAAACTTAACTGTAGAAAGAATGTAAGTCCCATAAGGTAACTTGGGCGAAGTTTTATAAGGGTGTTAAGCTAAGCGGGGTATGAGGGTTTGGGCTCATACAACTTACCCCATCTTGAGGGATGTGTAAAAATATACATTATCATAACTCGGTGTGATACACCGCCAACTACCTCCTTAAACAACGTGGGAACTGCGGTTCTCCCAATGTGGCCGAAGTGATAATGTAAACAGGCTGGTGTCGCATAGAGGTTGATTGCACCTGATTTGTAATCAGGAACCGAAAGGTCACGTTGGTTCGAATCCAATCACCAGCTCGAGTCGTTTTTTGTGGGTTTAGTCTGTGAGTTCTGTTTTTCTGTTGTTAAGAAAAATCAGTGGGAAGTGGATAGTTTGTTACAAATTTCTTTATCTTAAAAGAAAATAAAGTACGGTTTGTTAAGAGATTTACGTTTACTTTAAAGTGGAAATCTCTCAAAAAAAAAACGGAAAAATGGTAAAGACAAACTCAAGTCGAAGATGGTAAACGTAACCATCAGTTTTTCCAAAAGGTTTGGTAAGAAGTTTTGCTGGCGAAACACTCGGTGGGAAACTGCCGAGAGTCCGTGGGTTCGAATCCCACCTTACCATCAGGTCATCCACTTTCGTTCTCTCCGTATGAGGGTATGGGTTCTTGGATGTAAAATGTAGAACTCGGACGGTTGAAATAGACTAAACGACAATACGGCCTTTTTACAAATTTTTGTGCGGACAAAAAATACGGGTTCTTCGGTGGGCACCGGGTTATTTCTCTTAAAATAACACAACTACAAAAAGAATGGACACATATGGGGAAACCGAACCCGTGTCCTATATATCCTCGTGGTGAAACGGTAAACACAACAAGTTTAAGCCTTGTAAGCTGCAGGTTCGACTCCTGTCGGGGATACAAAATTTCAAACATTAAAGTGACATTGACAAATAGACCAAGTGTGGCACACGTAAAATTGTATCAGTCGAAAGTTGAGGTGATAGACCACCATATGTTTGATATTTATATTTAATTGATTATATTACTAATATGAAAAACCAACAACCAAACTCCACATAGTTTTAGCAGTTAGCTAAGATTATGACTCAGAAATTGAGAATTTGGAGAGTAGTTCCCGTTTATAACGGTGTTCAGGCTCCCACTTTTTTCGTAGAAACTACGGAAGAGGGACGTGAGAAGGCAGAGGAATCTGCAATTAAACAAGCACGAATTAAATCGGGCTTAGGAAAGTTCAAACAATGGAACTTTAGATTGGAGAAACTCTCTGTGAGGGTTGATAAATTTGGTCGGTATGTGAAACACCACCAATAAGTTAATTAAGTGTTTTTGGGGACACTAAAACCCCATAAATGGTCTCGTAACTCAGAGGTCAGAGTGCTACACTCATAATGTAGAAGTCGGGATATCGTAATTCTCCGGGACCACAATAACCTTCAAGGAAACTTGGGGGTTTTTATTTACAACAAAATAAAGTATCCTTATATTTATAACTGAAACCTTGTTGCTGAGGTTCTCGTGTCCACAGAGGCATTTGAGTTGGAATTGATACCAACGAAGAGAAGTTCAATAAACATAAAAAATAAAATAAGGAAATTATGTATTACCAAACAAAAACAGGTACGCCTTGTGCGTACATCTCAAAAGACAGAAAACGTCTTAAACAATTTGGACAAACTGTCTATCTAAACAACGGGGACGAATTCCAATTGGAATTATTCAACCCATCATCAACCACAGTATTAGCAAAAATCAAACTTGACGGAAGTTATATTTCCGGAGGAGGAATTGTTCTTAAACCGGGACAAAGAGTATTTCTTGAGAGATATCTTGATGACCCACGTAAATTTAAGTTTGAGACCTATGAGGTTGACGGAACATCAAATGAGGTATTGGACGCCATCGCCGGAAATGGGGATGTTGTTATTGACTTCTTTGATGAATATAAACAACCGGTGTGGAATAACCCTATAACTTATGTTGGTGGTTCATTCGGTGGTCCGGTTCATCTTTATAATACCAATACTTTTTCAGGCGGATACGCTCATACAACATTAAGTAATAATGTATCGTTTACATCATCATCTAATACCGCAGGTGTTAATTTTAATACCACATCAATGAGTAATACTTTTGCCGGACCAAACATTAGAAGTAAAAGAGGTATATTAAAATCTAAAGGTAATTCTCGTAGTGAAGTTACTATGGATATGTTATCTATGGACTCTATTGAAACCGGTAGAGTTGAAAAAGGTGGTTCATCTGACCAATCTTTCAAAACTGTGGATAAAACTTTTAATCACCACACTTGTGCAAGTTCTGTATGGAAGATTCTTCCTATGTCACAAAAGGTATATGAGAAACAAGACTTAAAAGTGTATTGTTCTAACTGTGGGAAAAAAAGAAAAAAAGATTCCGATAAATTTTGTTCTTCTTGTGGGAACAAATTCTAAAAAATAAACAAATAACAAGGTTTCAAAATATAATCCATCATTTTTTTAGTGATGGATTTTTTTATTACGATATTTTGATTACCTTTGTATAAAATTATAGAATTATGGAAAATAATATGAAACCACCTTACCGTATCTATTTAGATGACGTAAGAACCCCAACCGGAGATAATTGGATTGTTGTGAGAAATTACGATGAATTTGTTAATAAAATTAATGAGATTGGATTGGGTAATATTGATATTATTTCATTGGACCACGATTTAGGTGATACTGCGATGAATGAGTATTTCAATAACGTTTCTCCAAATTATGAATTAAATTATGATAATATTAAGGAAAAAACCGGATATGATGCTGCTAAGTTCTTGGTTGCGTTATTTCACAATACAAATGAGGGTAGATTCAATATGAGTAGAAGTGAGAGAAAGGCCGACAAGTTTATATTTCCAATTGTGTATGTTCATTCAGCAAACCCAATCGGTAGTGCAAACATAATGGGATATTTGAACAATTTTTATATGAACGAGGGTCAAGCACAAACTTGTGTGAGAGTCCAAATACCACACGTATAATGAATATATTTTTCTTAGATGAGAATCCGACATTGTCGGCAAAATACCACGTAGATAAACACGTAGTTAAAATGATTTTGGAAACGGCTCAGTTATTATGTGGTGTTCACCATATGACCGACCAAGTAACGACTAAGTACCGACCAAGTAACGACCAAGTACCGTACAAGTTGTCACATAAGAATCATCCTTGTGCTGTTTGGGCTCGTGAAAGTTTATCAAATTATTTGTATTTGTGTGAGTTGGGATTGGAACTTGGAAAAGAATATACCCACAGGTATGGTAAAAGACACAAATCAATAGATGTGATTAATTGGTGTATTATAAATAAACCAAACATCCCGGATATTGGTTTTACTAAACCGGCTATGGCGATGCCGGATGAGTTTAAGGTGGATTCTGTTGTGGAATCTTATAGAAATTATTATATGGGGGCCAAAAGTGATTTGGCTTCTTGGAAAAACAGAGAAAAACCTTTTTGGTTTGGAAAAAAAGAATTAGATTTGCAGTATGATTAAGATAGATAAAGATAGAAAAGTTTTTGTAACGTCCGATACACACTACGGACACAAAAACATATGTAGAGGAGTGACGGCTTGGAGATTACCGGATGGTAGTGTACCAATAGACCAAACAAGAGATTTTGAAACCGTAGAACAAATGAATGAGGTAATCATCAGTGGAATCAATAGTGTTGTTGGTGAAGACGATGTATTAATTCACTTGGGAGACTGGTCTTTTGGAGGATTTGAAAACATTCAAAAGTTCAGAGATAGAATTGTGTGTAAAGAGATTCACCTTATATTGGGGAACCACGATACACATATTGAGAATAACCGAGATAATGCTCAAGAGTTATTTACTAGCGTAAATCACTACTCAAAATTATTATATAAATTCAAAACATTTGTACTATGTCATTATCCTATACAGAGCTGGGACGGATTAAATAAAGGTCATATCCAACTTCACGGGCACTGTCATTTACCGACAAATTTAAGATTTGGTAAAGGTAAGAAAATGGATGTTGGGATTGATGGTCACCCAATGTTTGGGTTATATAATATAGATGAAATCATTAGAATAATGGATAAACGTGAGATTATGTCAGATATGTTATTTGACCACCATACGGACGAATTAAAGGGGATTGTCGGATAGTTTAATTACTTTTCGTCTGTGTAAATTTAACGATTTACAAGCTTGTTGAATTGAACCATATTTAACACCATTTATGGTTATTTGGATAGAATTTGGGTGTTCTTCACCTTCTTTAAATTGAGAACCAAATTTACGTCCGTACCATAAATGGTCTTCTCCTTTTTTATATTCTCTTTGAGATATTTTTAATTTTGTTTCGGGAGTATGTTTTTTCCCATAAAAAGGGTTCTTATCACCGGAAACATCTGCGTGTTTACCGGTTATAACCCCGATTTCTCCACCTAACGTAGAGTTATACCCATCAGTATATGAGTTATATTTTTTAATAAAAAAAATTTCTTTATCTAACGCCTCTTTTTCATTATCACATTCAAATAGTAATTCAATAATAAAATTATCTCTACCATATTTTAATATAGCGTTAGCAAATTTATTATTAACCATTGAGTTTTTCTTTGAATTTCTAAAATGAGTTGATAATCTATGTTTTAACGTATGTTTAGTAAAACCAATATAAACTTTTTCATTTATTAATGATTTTATCATATAAACTTTGTAATTATTACATTCCATAATATTTTCTTAATAATTTTTCAATTAATTTTGATTTATTGGTTAAATCATCTTCCATTTTTTTGTTAATTTCCGGAGTTAAAGTTATGGATACTTTAACACGCTTGTCTTCTTCTTTTAATGTTGGTCTCATATATATAAATATACGGAAAAAATGTAAAATACTATTTTTATTAAAAAAAAATGTTTATCTTTGTAAAAAAATAATATGTTAAACACAAGAGTTGAGGATAATCATTTTAATGAAGATGATTCATTTATATCGTCACGAATAATAATTGAGGTCCCGTTATCTCACGAAATGATACAAGATTGTTATTTATATGCACCAATGGATGCACCGGCAGAAATAAAAAGAATGTTGATGGAATGTCTTGGAGATACAATTGATGAAATTATTTTAGGTAAAAGACCGGATAATGTTGATGAACAGTGGTTAAGAAGAAAATTAATAGAAGTAAAAGTAAGTTAATATGGAAAAAGAAAGAGAAATTGTTATCTGTGCTTGTCATAGTACAGAACATATGATGGTTGTATCATATTCGGAAGATGTTGTAGATGGTGAAAGATATCCGGAAGTATATCTCCAATTACATTTAACAAAAAAACCTTTTTGGGAAAGAGTTAAATACGGAATTAAATATATCTTCGGTCATCAATGTAGATATGGTGCTTTTGACGAGATGATTATTGATAAGAAAGACGTTGATAAATTTAAAAAAATTGTTGAACACTTAGAAAATTTATAATGAAACATTTAATAATATTATTTTTATTTTTCACTTTGGTGTCTTGTGATGCCGAACGAAGAATTTATGAACATTCATATACTGATGAATGGTACTACATTGATACAATGAGATTTCAAGTCTATAAAACAAAATCAGGTGAAAGATACATCATCGTATTAAACGAAAAACAAACAAAATTTAAACGACAATACATAAAGTGATGAAAGAGTTATATTTAATTCGCGGATGCCCCGGCTCGGGTAAGAGCACATTAGCAAAATCATTAGGAGGAACTCATATTGAGGCGGATATGTATTTTATGGAAGATGGTGGATATCAATTTGATGTCACCAGATTAAAAGATGCCCATAAATGGTGTCAAGACTCTGTAGAGGAAGCAATGACTTGGGATGAATATCCTGAAATAGAATTTTTATCATCAGGAGTTTCAAAAATTGTGGTATCAAACACATTTACCCAAGAGTGGGAAATGAAACCATATTTTGACTTGGCTGAAAAACACGGATATACGGTTTATTCTTTAATCGTTGAAAACAGACACGGAGGAGTTAATGAACACGGGGTTCCGGAAGATAAGTTGGAAATTATGCGAGCGAGATTTGAATTTTCTTTGTAAAAAATTTGGCGGATAGAAATATTCGCCTTATTTTTGTCGAATAAATAATAACAAATACTTTAACATTAACAATTATGGCAACACGTAGCAAAACTTTGGGATTACACGAATGGACAAAAGAGGACAACATCTTGGCGTTCTATTATACAAAATACGGAACTTATGGTTTGTATTTGAAAGATGAGGGTTCATTGGCAAAATGGATTGGTTCTTCACTTGGTTCTTTAAAAATGCAATCAGCCAACTTCCGTGGATTAATGGGGGAATCTGAAAGAGCTTTGAGTGATTACTCAAAACTACAAGCAGAAGTGTATAACGAGTGTGGTAATATGTCTAAAATGGAATTGATGAAAGTAGCAAAACGTATCATCGACCAAGACACATACGAGAGAAATGAAATATTGAAAAAAATGGGTAAAGACCCTAAAAAAATGGTAAGAGTATGAGCGGAGGAGCATTTGATTACAACCAATATAAGATTGGTTATATCGCAGACCAAATAGAAGAGGTTATTGTGAAGAATGGTGTTGAAAAAACGCCTGAAGATTTAAAGCAAGAAGGTTGGAGAGACCCTGAATGGTATAAAAAATACCCTGAGGACTTATTCCATTACAAATATCCGGATGAGGTTATTGAGAAGATGAAAGAGGCGGTTAAAGCTCTTAAAATAGCTCAAGAATACGCTCAACGAGTGGATTGGTTATTATCAGGTGATGACGGTGAGGAATCATTCTTACGTAGATTAGAAGAGAATTTGAAAAAAATAGAATAATATGATATCATTCACAACATTAGTATTTGTATTGTTAATCCACTTCTTGGCTGATTTTGGATTACAGACACACGAACAAGCAACCGGTAAAAGTACCAGTCTTAAATGGTTAACATACCACGTTGGAGTTTACTCAATAATGTGGTTATTAGCATCTTGGGTTTATTTTGGTGACATCAGTTTAGCAATCACATTCTCAACCATAACGTTCATCTGTCATTGGGTAACAGATTGGTTAACAAGTAGAATTGGAAAACCATTTTGGGATAAACAAGATTTTCACAACGGATTTGTGGTAGTTGGTTTTGACCAAGTATTGCATTACATACAATTAATCGGAACATTAATATTTTGTTCCACATTATATTACCCTAATTAAAAAAAAATATGTCTGATTATCTGTTAAGTGGTTTTAATCATTACTCTAAAAGATTACAAGAGAGATTTAACGAACAAATTACTTATGAAGAATATCTAAATAAATGTGTGTTTAAGTTAATAACACCATCTAAGAAAATAAAAAAAAAACAAAAAGGGTTAAGATATCAATTTGGTGATAGAGTTAAGGTCTACATTAGTGATGGTAAATTTGAATACCCAATAACCATTTATCGTTTGGATAGAATTAATAAAAGTAAAATTTATAAAATTTTTGAATAAAATTATGTTAGAAAAACTAAACAAATATTACGAAGACGGATTACTTTACAAACAAGTGCATCCAACACTTCCATTAACCATATGGAATTATACTGAGAAAGTTCAGTACGAGAACCTGTGGGATGAGGTGACTCTTAGTGCTAGAGGTTTAGTTACCGATGACACCGGAGACATCGTTGCAACACCATTCCAAAAATTCTTCAACATCGAAGAAGGAAAATTTGAACCAACTGAAAACTTTGAAGTATTTGAGAAAATGGATGGTTCATTAGGTATAGTATTTTGGTATCGAGGACAATGGGTGGTTGCCACTCGTGGGTCATTCACCTCAGACCAAGCAATCAAAGCGAGAGAAATATTAAGAAAATACAACACCAATATAATGTTCAGACATCTGACTTTCTGTTTTGAAATCATCTATCCGGAGAACAGAATTGTTTTGGATTACGGAAATGATGAAAAATTGGTCTTATTGGGAACCTTCGATAAAAACGGTAAAGAGATAGACGTGGAAATGTGGTCACAATACGGGTTTGACGTGGTTAAAAAATACGATGGTATAAAGGACTTCAAAGAACTTAAATCTATGGTAAAGGATAACCAAAAAGGGTTTGTGGTGAAGTTCTCCAACGGAGATAGAGTCAAAGTGAAAGGTGTTGAGTATCTTCGTCTTCATAAAATAATGACCAACGTTACCACAACCGGTGTTTGGGAGTATTTGAAAAATGGTGAGGATGTATTGGAATTATTAAAAGATGTTCCGGATGAATTTTACAATAAGATAAAATCATATGTTAAAGATTTGAGATACGCTTATTTCCAAATATCTGAGAGAGCAGGAAAACTTCACGATGGATTCCGTTATGGAAAATATGGTGATGTTGACCCGGAACCAACAAAAAAAGAATTTGCTGAGTTTGTTCTTAAACGAGAAAAAATATTACATCCTGTGATGTTTGCTATGTGGGATAAAAAAGATTACTCTGAAATCATATGGAATTTAATCAGACCGGAGTTCAAAAAATTGTAAAAAAGTGGGACATTAGTTCCACTTTTTTTATTTAACACTCAATTAATTTTCAGATATTTCTTTATTGTAAAATATTTTTCTATCAAAATCCCAATATGGATTTTCCATAACTTCAGTCCTTAATTCATTAATTAACATTTCATTTTCCGCAATAAAATCATCAAATTGGGCTCTATGTTCTTTTCCTGTGTATTTGTGTATTACTGTTCTTAACATAAGTTATAAATTATTTATTTGTAATCCTATTAATTGAAACGTGTCACC